TGGAAATGACCAACCTCATTGATATGCTTCTTGGTGTCATCGTAGCTGGTGGTGCGTGGTTCTTGGTTGGCTTGAGTAATGAAGTCAAGCGTCTCAGCATTCTTTTGAACAGAACACGTGAAGACTACGCAACGAAGACAGAGTTACGTGACGACATGGATAGATTGATGGAAGCATTGCACAGGTTGGAAGATAAGTTGGATAGAGTGTTGCAAGGAAGTAGGTAAGAAGCATGGCAGATGTAAACAAGATTTCAACCGATTCAGATATGTTAAATGAAATCGGAATGCAAGCAGCAGGACAACAGGCTGGAATTCCTACCGTTCAACCTTTTATACCGTCCGTGAGTTCTAGCGAATTGCAAACCCCTGCGGGTGTGACTTTGGACCAGCTTCCAACCACCCCCACTTACGTCTCTGTTCCAGCTCCTGAAGTCGTTGCCCCTGCAGTTTCCACACCTAACTTGGGTGTTGTTCAAGGAATCGAAAGAATTACTCCGGGTGTCACAGCCGCTGAAACAGCCCAAATCGGAGCCGCTCCTCAGATTGATTTTAGTCAAATTGAAGGTCAAGTGTCTGCACCTTCTGTTGCACAAGCTGCTACCCAAGAACTTGACGAACGTGCAACCATTCAATACCAAATGGAAAGTCTACTGTCTGGCATCGAAGAAGGCAAACCTCTTCCGGCATGGGCATCTCCGGCTGCTCGTAAGATTGCAGGAATTATGCAAGCACGGGGTCTTGGTGCTAGTTCGATGGCTGCAGCAGCTATAACACAATCCGTAATGGAATCGGGTGTTGTTATCGCAGCACAAGATGCACAAAAATACGCAACCATCCAGCTTCAAAATCTAAACAACCAGCAACAAACGGCACTAGCTAACGCTGCTAACTACGCTGCGATGGACAAAGCCAACCTTTCTGCAAGGTTGCAAAGTGCCGTGACTAACGCTCAAAGTTTACTGTCTGTTGAAACTGCTAACTTAAATGCACAGCAACAATCTAACACACTCACATACAACGCTCTAACCCAAGCCATGTTCAAAGATGCTGCCGAAGAAAACGCCCGTCAGCAATTTAACGCAAAAAATGAAATACAGGTTGAAGAGTTCTTTGCCCAACTTGGATCACAAGTAGAAACTGCCAACGCCAACCGTGTAGCGGCAATGAATCAGTTCAACACCAGCGAATCTAACGCTATGGCTCAGTTTAACACATCAGTTCGCGATGCTCGTGACAAGTTTAATGCTAACATGCAATACGCCATAGACCAATCAAATGTTCAGTGGAGACGTCAAATAAACACCGCTGAAACATCAATCCAAAACGAAACAAACCGTATCAACACTCAAAACTTGTTTAATGCAAGCCAAAACGCCCTGAATAATTTTTGGCAAAAGTATCGTGACAACGCTGCTTGGAATTTTCAAAAAAGCGAATCTGCGCTCCAGCGAAACCACGAAGTTGGTATCATGGCTATGGAATTTGCTAACACTGAAAAACTTTACGACAAGCAACAGAAAGACAATCTTGCCGCAGGTATTGGTAACTGGATTGCAACTTGGATAGGAAGTTAACAGAATGTTTGATGTATTTACAGCTATAGCAACGGCTCTTCCGGCTGTTACCTCCTTTTTGACAAAGGAAGAAAAGCCCCAAACAAAAACAGAAAGTGCGCTGGGGTTTCTTAGCGCGGGGGCGCAAGCTTTTGTAAAGTCTCAAGGAATAGAAGATAAAAGCGGTGCGTTTCGTCCCTTTAGTGCTGCTCCAGATCTTAGACCTAGATCTGTAGGGGAGTTGACTCGCACCTATGTATCACCTGCACAAGGTGCTGCTAGTGCAGGGGTTTCTCAAGGACTGTCTGGATATAACAACCCTGACATACGAACCGCACTAGCCAATCTTCAAAATGCAAGAAACGATCAAGTACGTGCGCTATTCAGCGAGTATTCTGTAGCTCCGAATGTTGCACAAGGTAGACGCACCGCATCTCTTGAAAGGCCAGAACTAACATGATCATAAATCCGAAAGCTCCTCGTCCGGGAAGCATTGAAGCAAAGGATGATTTCTCTGCTGCTCCTCCCGGATACGGTCTAACTTTAGATAATGAACAGTGGGCTTGGGGAAAACCTCCCCAGCAAGTCAACCCCGACGTAGTTCTGGAACAAGCAATAGCTACACTTAAAAAACCAAGAATTAAATCTGAAATGGTTAAGCTTCTTATGGTAGGAGCTTCGGTTGAAGCCCTTGTTGAAGGTTACATCTTTCAAGGTTTTCAAGAAGGCAAATTTAATCCGGATGTTGGCTTACTTATTAAGGGGCCTTTAGCCTTGTATATAGCAAACATGGCGGAAGAAGAAGGTGTTCCTTACCGCTTTTTTGAAAATGACAATGTGATGGAAAAGAATGAAATGGATGACAGAACATTCTTTACCATGATGAAACAAAACAACCCCGCCATGTTTGCCTACATAAAAGAAAACTTAAATGAGGGAATTCGCAAAGGTATGCGACCTATGGATATGGAAGATTCAGACGAAGGCTTTATGAAAGTTGATGTAGAGGAGCAAGACTAATGGGTATACCTGCTGCATTTTTACTTGGTGCTGTAAACGGCTTTACCAAAAACATTGAAGAAGAAAAGCTGAGACGTCAAACAGAACGGGATAAGCTTGATCAATATCAGGCCATGATGTTTGATGCCATGATCAAGGGTGACTTGAAAAGCCAGTCTGCTGCTAACGTCATTACAAAGGCCATATCTGATGCTCGTACAAAAATAAATGAAAAACCCAGCATTGATATCTTCGGAAGAAAGTCTGACCCGGTTGACTTTGAAGCTGACATGTTTAACACACTCGGCTTACTTAGCGACGTGGATGACTCTAATACATTTTTTGTTGGTAAGGTGGGTGTTCCTGTTGGAGAGCGGTATGAATCGACGGAGGGAACTGACGCCGGAGCGGAGATGGAACTAAACCATTTCGGTCAATATTACTATAAAAATATAGACGATTTTAAGAAGAATTTTGCACCGGGTACGGAAGAATTTGACGTTGCACGACAGTGGTACATCGGTAGAGCTTCTCGCTATTTGATGAGTATGCAAAAGTTTGGCAACGATAACAAACCCATAAATACTGTGGATGTCTCAATGATTCCGTACTTTGATGACATGAATAAATACTTTGGGATAACGGATGATATACAGTTTGAAATCGAAAAGGAAATTATTTTAAACCAGTCAGGCCCTGATTCAGCAGGGGGAGCCGCTGCGCTTATGGAAAGTCCGATGTATGTTTCACCTCAAACTTTTCCAAACAAATTTGAAATAAATAACCCGCTTGTTCCGGTAGATTTTATGAAATTGTTTCCGAAAGATGTAGAGTGGGATTATACAGAAGACCAAATCCGTAGATCTATTGATAGCATTGCTAACAGTCAGGGAGTCACCACCGAACGCTGGGTTTACAACTTCAGTAAATACTTTGAAGACATTCCAAACGGTTACGAGCGTATGCAAGAAAGCATGGTACACAGTGTTAACTTGTATCAAATGAATGCTCTGAAACCTACCTCACAAGATCAAATCAACATCGGTAAATATCTGATGTCTCAAGAAGGTTTGAGAGGAGATCCTCTTTCACAAATTAACGCGATGGTAAGTCTTTCGTTTATCCAGCAAGATGTGACAGATAGTTTCTTTGAAGCAGCCGGAATACAAACCACCAGCAAAAACTTTGATACCAAGTTTAAAGATGCGGCTGGGTTTAGTGTAAAAGAAGTTGCGGAAAGGTCTGCTGCTGCTTCAAGAACGTTGACTTTGACTGAGCAGTACAAGACGCATTTGCGTCGTTCAGATCTTGCATCGGGAAGTGTTGCCCAACGCACAGTGTCTTGGTTGTCTTCTACTTTTGGTGAAACAGGCCAGCTTTCTCAGGTTGCTAGTATTTTAGGTATTAACGAAGGAACAGACGAATACAAATATCTTGAAGCAGAGTGGAAGGTACGAGGCATAGACAACTTAGCAGAAGAAGCTGCTGCTATGCAAACTTTGGCAATCATTATTGCTACTGAAGGTGCTAAAGCAAAAGACCAACAAGGACGCCTTTCAGAGGGTGACATCCAACGAGAACTTGTTGCCTTTAAGAGTGAGTCAGGTAGTATTGAGGCACAGCTTGCATCTCTTGAAACATACGAAGCAACAGTCGAACTCATCAAGGACGAGCTTGCTGTTTATGACGGTATCATAGCTGAAGGTGTTATTGGTAGAGAACAACTTGAACTTCTTCGTGCTGCAAAGAAAGTTAACAACGCTAAAGCTGCCTTCCGAAGCACCTACGGGCTTGGAACAACAGGTGGAACAATTCAAACAGGGGATGAGTTCTCTGAAACGTTAGGGTTCATTGATAACGGAGATACGACCCAGTTTTACGATCTAGATTCGTTTAATGCGAATAAACCATCGAGTGTTCCTTCGATTGTTAGAATAGGCACGGACTCAATGGCAAGCACTCTTTACGAATTAGAGGACGGCAGAGTAGTTAACGCATTTGAATTCCAAAAAAGATATCAAATATCTCCGGACTTTGTAGGTTCTGCAGGTAGCCAACCCCCGACAGGCGGCGCAACTACCACTCCCCCCGCTGGTACAACCACGCCTCCACCTCCCCCCGGTGGTACAGGTGGCGCAACCACGCCTCCACCTCCCCCCGCTGGTACAGGTGGCGCAACTACCCCTCCCGGTGGTACAGGTGGCGCAACTACCCCTCCACCTCAGGTCCCTCAACCTCCTGCAACTCAACCTCCGATAATAAATGCAGTTGGTGGATCTATGACAATGCGTGCCTTCTATAGTATGCTTAAAAGTATGGGGATATCACCCTCGCATTCCGTTACTCAAGCAGGTACTTTAACATTTCCCGGACTAGACGGGGAATATAGTATACAAGGAAATACCATAGTGAGGGACAAGTAAATGGCAGATCCGATACTTTTACCAAAAGGACTTGAACAAGAGTTTGGCCCTGAAATAGCCTCTATGGCAGAGACTGATGTTCTCAAACAAAAAGGAGACATTCCTGATCTTCAACTTATGGAATATCAGTGGTCTGACATCATGAACAGCACCACCCAACAAGAAGTTGAAGACAAGCTTAACAACTACGGCTTGCCAAATTCTTATGGTGACCCAACCACTCCTGAACACTTTGTTCTGAATATCAACACAATAAATGCCATGAATCAAAATCGACAGGCAAAGGGGATGAAGTTTCAGACATTCTATCAGACTGTCGGTGTTCCCCCTCGTCCGGAAGAACAACAGGCAGTTCCATTTACTAAAGCAACTCCTGAACAACAATACCAAGTTGACATTCCAGAGGTTTTACCTGAAGGCGTGAACAGAGGTGACTTTGAACACTTTGTTTCAAACTACGCTGAAATTGCAGGAATTCTTGCTGATCCGAACAACCCTGCTTTAACCCAGCAGGGAAAAGACACGATGCTAAGAATGTTTACCACAGGAAAATTGAGTAAAGAGCTTGAGCGTGAATTTTGGAATGTTGTAGGTGGAACACCTCGTCTTCCTCATCTTGGAGCTATGGCTTTTAATGCCACGAAAGCTAGTTTAAAAACAACAGCATCTTCCATACCTTTTATAGGATCTGCTTTTTATGAAACATCTGAAGCAGATTTAAGCTTCGGTGAGTTTTGGATGAAAAACTTTTCCGAAAGTCAAAACAGTTACATGAAAAATGCTGGTGCAAAGTGGGAAAAGCTTCTTGATAATACTGGAATATTTGAGAGTGGAGCAAACAATCTTCAAGAAATATACAAAAGAGAGTTTATAAATGATCACGGAGAAGATGCGTGGCAGATGGCTCACCAAAGACCGAAGACCACAATAATTCAAGATCCAAATGATCCTACAAAGACCATTGAAGTTTTGGCTGATGAAAACAATCGTCCATTAGAACAGGGCGAAGAACCTGTATTTGAAGACGTTCCTCTTTCACGAGATTTAGCATTTCAGTTGTTAGATGGATCACGAAGACAGTTAACTGACGCAGAAGAAACACTGGTTTACTTTCTTCCTGCCGCTGCTTTAAGTTTGGGCATAGTGTCAAGTGCATCGTACAGAGGAAATAAACTTCAAAAGTTTGCTGAAAATAAAAGAAAAACTAATCCTACGGCATACGGAAATTTAGATGATTTTCAAGTTTTACAAAAGTATCAGCGCAACGAAGCAAATTTGGCAGAGAAAGCTTGGTCGTTGGGGTTAAGCACTTTGACGTTGACTTCAAGAAAAGGTGCTTTAAAGATCCACTATCGAACACAAGAAAAACTCAACGTTCTTACAAGATACGACGCAGACATAAGTGGACTAAATCGCGAAATAAAAGACTTGGATGACGCTCTTGAAGATGGAAAAATAGACCTTGCTACACACGGGGAAGAATCTCGCTTTCTTTACAAAAGGCGGGATGCTCTTGTTCAAGGAAGAAAAGGCTACGTTGCAAGGTATGGAGGAAAGTACTTTAAAAGCCCTTACACACGAGCTATAGTTGCTGATGAGCTTTTAATTGCTGGTATTCAAGCTTATGGTCCTGAAATGTTAGGGTCAGTCACGAACCTTGATGAAGATTCGACTGAAACGTTATCTGTCTTGTTTTCTCCTGTAATAGCTCCAGTCACGACAAAAACCGGAACTTATATCACTGGTAAGGTTGTAGGTGTGACTGACGCTATTACTCAACGCACAATTACATCTGCAGCAACTTTTCTTGAAAATTCAAAATGGATCCCTCTGATACAGCCGGGGGTTATAATAGGAGGAGACATAGCTGAATTTAGAAAAGCTATGAAACAGGCAGGAGTAGAAGTAACTGCTAAAGAAGAGGCTGCATTCATGACACTAGGACAAATGTTAAGTGTGCTACCAGAAGAGGGTCGTGAACGTGCTTTTTCAGCGTTTGAAAAATACGGAGAATATATAAACGGTATTGAAGCTGAAATTTTGGATTTGGGATATACAAAGGGAAGTCCTGAATATGATGAATTGATGAGCGGCTTTCACAGAAATACTGCAGAAGTGCTAGGTCTACCTTACTTAATGTCTCTTCAAGAAGTTCTTTCTGCTGCTGATGTTAGACCCGGTGCGGTTTTGTCAAGAAGAAAAGTTGAAAGATTGATGCAGCTTTCAGTAGCCCAAGAAGATCAAACAAAGGCTGTTACATCTACCTTCCGCCTTATCAAAGAAAGATTTGAAAAGGATAATATAGATATTGAAGGAAATGAAGTCATACAAAGTTTCTTCCAAAGAAACCAGCAGTTTGTTGAAGGCATGGAAGAAAGAACACGCGATTTACGCAATCATTTAAATAAAGGTATCGACATTCTTTTATCAACTCCTGAAAAACTAGAGCAAGGAGACCTAGAAGATCTTTGGAATATGAAGTTTGATCTTGATCCAGACTCTTTTTCAACTTATCAATCACGGGCTGATTTTATAAACGAAAGCACAGATAGGATGCTTACGGAGGCTGAAATTTCTCTTCAAGCTATTACGGATGCTGTTGGAAATGCTGACACAGAAACTCTCGCAAGGCAACAGGGGAGATACGCTGACATTATATTTGACATCGAAGAAGCAAGACGTCGGTCTCTTGTCAGAGCAGCTTACGCAGGAATTGAGGAAGCTGTTCCGGAATTAGCAGAAAATCCTGACGCCTTTAATTTAAATACCATTGCCTTGATGTTAATGAACGAGGGTGAGGAATACCGAAACGATAGTATAGCCCGAATGTTCGGAAGAGATAGTGACTTTTGGGCAAGCTCCGGGATTGGCGGGGATCGAGTATATAAAATTATGAACAAAGCTGCCGAAAGAAATTTAACAAAAAAGTTTGGCGATGATGCAGCAGCCATGTTTGAATCTTTTAGAAACGGAGAGTTTACACTTGATCCTGTTACCGGAATTGTGGGAAATGAAGATTCAACTTACCTTGATTTTGTACTTTACTTACAGTCAAAGTCAGAACAGGCAGGAGACACCACAGGCACTAACCTTCTTATGGCAAACGTAGATGAAGTAGAGAACATATACAGGTACATGAGAGACAGAGAGATAGTATATCAACTATCAAAAAACCCAAATCAAAATGTCATACCTCTAATGAACAAATTTAATAACGCTATAAATCAAACCTACGCTGATGTTTCTGTTGATTTGTTAGGAAAAGTTCTTGTGGCAAGAAAAACTTATGCAAGATTGATGGGTGCGCCCACTGATAAACCTAACTACGCTGGAAAGGTTATGGGAAGCAGAGGGCGTATGCGAACAAGGGATAGAATAGGAAAGTATACATATCGCAATAATAAAAACCTTGCCAGAGAGCCTTTTGATATTATATCAGATAGTGTTAAACAGCTTGTCTTTAATAAAAACGAGCTTTCTGCTGATCAGCAATCGAAACTTAGAGATAAAATAAGCGATCAGATAAATTATATAATGCAGTGGTACGGTGCAGAACAGATAGGTCCTGCAGGTACGTCAACGAACTATGTGTTTGACCTTAGAGATCCTAGACAAAAGCGTGTTGCTAATATGCTCCAATCTTTGATTGAATCCGATTTTGCAGTGACTTCGCAACAAACCGTTACGGATGCTCAAAAAACAATCGAACGTGCTGGAGATGCTACAGGATTCTCTTTGGCTAATCCTAACCTTATATTATCCAAAGAACTCATAAACAATCTGAGTAATCCGGATTTTGATAGAGCTAGCAGAGTAAAAGAAGTAGGGGACATTTTAACAATTAATGTTATCAATGAAGACGGTTCTCCGGGTGTTCGAAGACTTGCAAACACGGAAAGTATTCTTGCTCCTGCAAAAACACTAGACGAGCTATTCACAACGGACAAAAATTTGCAGCGCGAAGTCAGGGATCTTACCGACGAGTTAAAAAACATTGAAAGTCCTGTTAGACAACAAGCAAAAGACATTGTTGACAGAGAGAACGCCATTCTGAAAACAATGTCACAGTTTGCTGATGATAGTGAAAATCCTTCCAGATTTTGGGAATCAAACTTTGCAAACGCAACCCCAGAAAGTATCAGGCAAAGAAAAGAAGAGTTGGTAGCTCTTGGAATGGATCCGGACGAAGTTAACGAAGGTTTCCGAATTCTTTACTTTAAGGGGCTTAAAGAAAACATCGGACTCAAGTATGGTGCTGATACCTTCAGTTCAAAAGGTAAACAACAGATCAGTAAGGTAGATGACTTTATTAATTATGTTAACGATCCTGCTCACAAAAAAGTCATGATAGAGATGCTCGGAGACAAACACTACAAGTCTCTTGAAAGATTAGCAACCATATTTGAAACAGAAAGAAAAGTCACAACCGGATTTAGATCCCACGTCGACACAAAAGGTTTTACACCTGACGGCCTGTTGGCTCAAGCATTTGCCTATGCCAGAGGAATTGTTGGTCCGGGATGGTTAGGTGGATCTGTAGCTATACGAACGCATCTACAGACTAGACAATCGATTTTAAACGTGGCTTTAAGTAACCCTGAATTTGCAGAATCAATGGTTAAAATTCTGGATACACCAGAAGGACTTCTGCCAAAAGAAGCACGAGACTTAAGTGGAAAGTTTTCAACAATCCTTAAATCTGAAATAGCCTACTATTATATAGTGAATCCCGACTTTGTAATTGATACCGAAGCAGCGATGGGAATACCACCAAGCCTAATTCAACCCCAAGAACCTGAAGAAACTGAGGAGGATAGTCAGTGAAACGGAAACCAATGAAAAGCTATGCGTACGGCTCTATGGTACGCTCCCCCAAGAATGTTAGTGGAACAACCATGTCATCGCCAATGATGGATCGGAAAGACAAAATGGGTATGACTTCCGGCATGGGCATGATGTACGGTGGTAAAGCAAAACCCCGAAAGAAACTAGCAGCAGGGGCAGAAGTCAGAGATACAAAGGCAGGAAAGCCTAACATAGACGCTATGTTCAGGGAAATTTACAAAGAATTTGTTGGCAGGTCACCGTCAGAAGCGGTTCTTAAAGACTTCAGAAGCAAGTTTCAAAACGAGCGTGTGACAAAACAAGACATCGAAAACTTTATTGATGCGGGAAAAAACCCCGACTTTAGAGGAAGAATGATGAACAACTAAAAATATCGCTTCGATGTTTCTCGTATCTCGTTACCGATTGAATTGAGGTAACGCAACAGGCTGGCTACCTTGTGGGTTCCTTCGTATTCGGGGAACCCACTTTCCATTGCATCTCGAAACTTGTCCGGATCAACACTGGACATCTCTATTTCAATTTGACCTTTTTCACTCAGGTAGAAGTGGAGATCAAACAGCGTTGACTTTAGTAATTTCTTGGACATTGATATCCTCAAGCTTTGAAATGGGAATGTTGTAACAATCCGCTTTAAACACAAACCCATTGCTGGGGTCTACATCACCTTTCGAGTATCGCGTAGCCTGTTGTAAAAATTTACCCTTTGATATTCCGCCAAGTATCCAAGCACGAGTCATATCAATCTTTATTCGAACAAACACGTAGGTGTCGCAATCCTGTTGTAAGCCGTGTGCCGCAACACTGCAATCATAGTTAGGAAAAGGTTTGGTGTTGCAACGTTTTGTTTTGACATCAATGCGGTTACCGTTTTTTACCAAGTCGTAGTTAACGGTGTTGACATCTTCCGCACCAAGCACATCCGCAACAATTATTTCCCCAATAGCCCCAACAACATTACTCAAGCCACCTGTTATGCTGCCCTGTAAAATTCCTACAGAGGCAGCTTTCTTTTTGGCACGATCCGTAATATCTTTTGTTAACTTAACTTCTATCATCAAAATCAAACTCCAGTTGGTTCGGGTCGGCTACGTCGTATCCATCCTCTTTGTTTACTGCCTTCTCAAGAAGCGATACAAGACCTAGACCTGTAAGCAACTCTCTTGTTTTGACGTCACAATCAAACGTGATGGTGGCACTGCCATCTTCATTCTCAATATACTCCTTTACTTGAATCATTGCAACCATAATCAACCCTTTCTTTATCTCACCGTCCCTATCGGTACTATTAGTATCATTTCAGTGTTCAAATTAAAGTAGTCATCCCTTTCGGGTGTATTTATAAAGTGCATAGGTGGGACTTGACTATTACCCACATCAGGCTAGTAACTGTCTCTAATACTTCACCTAAACTACACGTTAGCTGGTTGAGCAGGAGTACCACTCCCCGTGCATACCTTGCCCCCGTTACAAAGGGTTATTCAGTCACTATGCTTCCTGTTGTTAACTGCCACATCTACCCAGTAAAAGTGGCACAGGAAATCTGTCATGCCGCTGTCAAGTCAACAACTTCACAAACACCTGCTGTACAAGCCAACTCACGCGAACCTGAAGTGTTGTCTTCCTTCTCGAAGTCGGTCAGCTTATTCCAATCCAAGACCACATGTTCGTATGACTTCTGCCAATCGTAATAGTCATCCGGTTCGATATCCTGATATGGGGCTTGTTGATAGGTGTGGTCACTGAAGGGCAGAAACGAAACACCTGATGAAACATCGAAGTTATCATAGACCCACGCTCCGACTTTCATCCACTCGTGTTCCTTTACGGACACGGTGATTGATGGCTTGTGTTCACACCAATAGTTCGCGTAGAGCTTCCACAACTCTAACTGTTCGATAGCAGTCCTGTCATCACGAAGAACGGCGTTTTCCGGACTCTTCATCGCGAACGAAAAGACCGTTGTCGCATCCGGCTTCATCACATCAGGCTCACTATATACCCCTTCCTCGATAAGGAACTGGGTCAACGGGTCTTTGTTGTCGCCGCGAACCGTTCGGATGTAATAGTCGTTGTGCCTAGCGTGTATTCCGCTTGCGCTGTCTACCAGTTGTGACACAGTACCCGACGGCTTTACACAGGTGATTGCACTGCTCTGTTGGATTCCAAGCGTCTGGGCAAAAGCTTCGTTCGTATCGATTGCTACCTGCTTCATCTCTGTTAGCCACGTGCGACTGTCTGTCATTCCGGCTAGAACGCTGTGGTCCATGATACCAGTCAAGGATACGCCCAACAAGCGTTCTTCTTCTGTGTTGTGTTTCCATATCTTCCTCAAGTATTTGAAATCGGTCAAGGTTGATTGCAGGGTTCCGAGAATGGTTGCGAGACGAACCTTACGCTTCAGGTCATCTAGGCTGTCGTGTGCGCGAACCACGACCTCCGACAGGTTGCAGAACTGATAGGGGCGAAGAATGATTTCAGAGCAAGGGTTCGTACCCCACGCATATCCTGTTTCCCGACGCCCATTACGAGCAACTTGCTTGTCTGCCGCTTCACGATTGAACATGCCTCGCTCACCTGACTTGCTATCGTAGAGGGATACCCACTCACGCATGAACGTTCCAATCTCAGGCTTGGACTTGTAGGCAACAGAGTTGTTTGCTAAGGCACGTTGCCCCTCGTTCTCCCACCA